ACGGGTCCAACCTCGCAACCGCACAGGTGGTCGCTGTCAACGACCGTTGTAGACAATCTGATCGGGTTCATACGTAACCCGCAGGAACGCTGGTACCTTGGGTTCCCTGAGGTTGACATTGCCACCCGTGGGGTAGGCAAGGGGGAAGTGTTGCTGGTGGTGGGCAGGTCCCACACTGGCAAGTCGCAGATGCTGCTGAACGGCATCGTGTCCAACCTGTTGAACCATCCCGAGACACATGTGGTGATCTTCTCTATGGATGAGCCACGGGAACTGGTCGCTATGAAACTGTTTTGCCTGATCCACGGGCGGTCATCGTCTGATGTGGAGGAGTCCATCAAGCACGGCGACGAGGACACGTTGGAGGCGTTGCGTACCAGCGCCAAGGCTGAACTGTCACGGGTAGCCATCGTGGATGATGCGGCAGGGCTGCCTACGATGGCTGAGGCAATGGACGAGACTAGGGAATGGTGGGGGTGTGACCCCAGTTTCGTGATGATCGACTACCTAGAACTCCTGCCCGGTGGGGATTCGGATGCCACGGGGGTGACTTCCAAAGCGCAGGCGGTAAAGCGTTGGGCGAAGGAGCAACGTGTCCCCATCGGGCTTGTCCACCAAGCAGGACGTGGCGCATCGCAGCCGGGGTACTCCGCTGGGATCTACGCTGGCCGGTACGGTGGCGAGCAGGAGGCCATCTTCGTGGTGGAGGTGTACCGCAAGAAAGACAGGTACGGCCTGTCTGATTGGGAACGGCGCTACCATGCCAACAGTGTCAACCTGAACGTGTGCAAGAACAAGAGGACGGCGCGGCTGCTGGATCAGACGTACTATCTGGACCCGGAGTTCGGAGCCATCCACGCATACCACGACGAGTTGGTACCCGGTGGAGGAGAGTAGGCCGATGTGTTGGAAGTACGACAAGCGTGGCGTCCCCCACCTGAAGGAACACAAGTGGGAGAGGGCTGAAACGCCAGACCAGTGGGAATGGGAGGAGTGCCGTGGGTGCGGCCAGTTCCGTAGACAAGGATGAGATAGCAGGCGGCTTCGGCCTCCTGTTCCGCGGCGGCAAGGTCGCGTTGGACAAGGACGACGAGTTCAGGCCGTGGAGGCTGGACTCCGGTGGCTTCCAACCAGCAGACGGCAAGGACTGGCTGTCCATAGCGTACGACCACCTGTGGACGGGGCCATCGGTGGGGGTGTACCCGCTGGTGCTGCACGACGAGCAGTTTGAGGTGTACTGGGGGTGCGTGGACTGGGACACGGGACCGGCAGAGTCGATGGTCCACGCACGCAACGTGAGGATGGCGTTGAAGCAACTGGATCTGGTCGGTTGGGTGGAGCGGTCACGGTCGAAGGGGTTTCATCTGTGGGTGTTCTTCACTGATGCCATCCCGGCTGTAGATGCGCGGCGTGGGTTGATCGGGGTGTGCGATCTGGTTGAGGCTCCCACGACCGAAGTAAATCCTAAACAAGTTGAACTTTCGGGACGTGGATGGGGGAACGGCGTTCGGCTCCCCTACGGACACCTCAGACAGCCCGGTGGTTACAACGAGATGACCAACCCCGAAGCCACCATCAGCATCCTGCCTGTCACCCAGTTCGTACCCGAAGCAATGGAAACACGCATCACCCACGACGCGTGGAAGGCCGCCACAGCCCTCTGGAAGCGCCCTGAGCGCCCCGCAGCACCCTTAGGGGTACCCACCCCCCGCAGCGGCCCTCTGGACGGCATGGCAGCCCTCATACGGCGACAGGGGCCACGCCCAGAACCAGACAAACCAGAAGGAGACAGATCCAAAGCCCTATTCAACCTCGCCTGCGCAATGGCCCGCCAACAATACAGCGAAACAGCAGCCATATACGAACTCAAAGCAGCCGACACAGACTGGGGAGGCAAGTTCAAGAGCCGACTAGACGGCGACCACCAGTTGATAGTCCTAGTCAAACGTGCCTATCAGGAGGTCTACGGCGTATGAACGTCTACACCATCGTCGTGGAACGACGCCCCAAAGTAAAAGCCCGACCCCGCCACACCAAAGGCGGCAAGGTCTTTACCCCAGCCAGCACCCTCAAAGAAGAAGACCACGTAGCAGAAGCATGGCGCAGCCAAGTAGGGGAAACGCTGACCGGCCCCGTGGAAATAGCAGTCGTCTACACCCCTGACGCCACCATCCTGCACGTCACAACGTCCCCGCACAACGCCAAGACGCTGCGGGGAGACTTGGACAACTACGTCAAACTTACCTTGGATGCCCTGAACGGTGTAGCGTGGGTGGACGACGGACAAGTCGTCCGCATCGCAGCAGTAAAGGTTGACCGCTTTGACTCTGATTGAACTGGAACCTTGGGAATACGAATGGGCATCCCACGTCGGCGCCCGACGGTTCATAGAAAACTGGGGTAAAAGGGACGCCGCCCACTACGACAAGAAACGAATGGAAGACGACCGCACCGCACAGGTCGCAGCATGTGTCGGAGAACTAGCAGTCGCCAAAGCCACCAACCAATACTGGTCGGGACACGTATGGCACAAGAGCGACCACGAAACCTACAAACACCTACCCGACGTGGGAACCAACACCGAAGTACGCAGGATACGCACCAGCCCCAGCGGGGCAGTACGCAAACGCCAACTAGGGAAGGGGCTGCAACTATTCATCGTGCGGCCAGTCCCCCCAGAGTTCCGGGCCGTAGAACTGCTCGGCTGGATAGATCACGACGAAGCATGGGAACTAGGGGAACCATCCAACTACGACCCCGAAGGAACACGGCTAATAGGCGAGGAGCATCTAAGCCCAGTCTTCATCATCCACTGATGGCAGGCTGCAATGAGGTACAATGTAATATGTGGCGCAAAAGAGAGAGTTCCCCACCGACCCCGAAGAATGGAGCCACACCCCCGCAGGCTCCTACGGGCTAGGGGCACACCGGCCACTCACCGAAATAGAAGCACTCCTCCAACTAGCACCCCACCAAGACTCCCAGATCCTAGCGTTAGAGACTACAGCCGCCTTACGCGAGGCCATAGCCGACGCCATCGACACCCTCCCCGAAGACGACGAATGGATCTTCAACGCCCTGTGCGTAGCAGGACTGTCGCTACGGTTCACCGGACGAGTCCTCGGCATACCCAAGACGACACTAGCGCGCAGACGCGACGCTATACGCCGCCGACTGATGGCAGAACTAACGCAACACCAGTTTGTCAGAGACTGGCTCGTTGACGGGCTACGGTTCTAACGGCTGCATACACTGGCGCAGCATCCCCATAAGGGACCCCACCCACACAGCAAACGCCTCCTGCGCCTCGTCTACACCATCCATCCCAGCGTAAAACGCTGCCAACAGATGCTCAGCCTCCTCCGGGTCGAAGACCAGAAGCATACCCAACAGGCCATCCGGCGACCACTTGGCGTGGATACCGTCGTCCATGTCGAACAAATGGGCAGTCTCCTGAAGTTCATCGTACACTTCCTTCTCCACGTACGAATGCTCCTCAGCGAAAGCCAACCACTTGGCTTCAAGGTCCTCCACAGCCACTACCCGGCGACCCGTTCCTTGGCGTAAGTCTTGATGACACTCAGCGCCGCAGCAATCCCGGCAATCGCCGCCGACTTTGCCGACGCCAGTTCAGACACCACGAATACTGCTAGAAACGCTTGGGCAAACGTCCACGCTGCCCGCTCAAACATGTTGCTCACTTCTTCTTCCCCTTGTTAGACCCCTTGGCATAGTCGTGGGCAATGGCCGCCGCCTGATCGCGAGGATAACCCTCACCGATCAGAGTGCCAATGTTCCGCGCTATAGCGTTCTGGCTTCTACCACGCTTCAACGGCACGATCAGTACCGTGGACGACGCGGCTTCTTCTTCCCGGCCACCTCAGTCACGCAACGCGCGACGGGCGGCACTACGAGACTGCGAACCGATATGACCCGGACCGCTTCCCCGCTTCACCGAAGTAACCAGAACCTGACCGGCACTCACCCGCCGTGGCTTTGATCCATCCCTCACAGCAACCTACTTTCCGAACGGGCGACCGCCGAAAGCGGCGTTGCCCAACTTGGTGTTCCGCAGATACGACGCAGCCTTCTTGGCCTTCTGCGACATATCCCACATGTTGAACGAAGACGTGGAATCGTACGGCTGGTCATTCTGCGAACCGAACGTGTCCTCAAACGTCCCGTACCCTTCACCCTTAGGCATAATGTTTCCTCACTGTAGGAACAGAGCGCCGAACGTGTCACCGTTCACCACCCCGTTCACCTTCAGGAATCCCTGCGACCCCTGAAACTCTTTCACCGCCTTAGCGGTCTTCCTTCCAAACAGGCCATCAACCGGCCCCGGATCAAACCCCCGGCCACGCAAACGGTCCTGCACCAGCCGCACCGGCAAACCCCGGCTCCGCGCCCACCGCGACAAAGGCCGCTTGTCCACCTCGGCACGCACATCCTGAAAGTACCGGATGATGGCATCCCAATCGACGTTCTGCGGAGGATCGGCAGAACCCATACCGCCCTCCACCCAGTCCCCCAACCAGTCGCCGGGGCACGTAGTGGAACTCTTAGACCGGTGCGTAGACACCTCCAACCCGTGGCGGAAATGTGTCTCAGCCTCCGCGATCAGCGTCTTGATCGACTCAAGAACAGGGCCGCGAGGTTGCTTATACCCCCACCCCGTATAGCAGACGGAGATGGACCTAGCGTTCCACCCCTTGGTGGCACCGCCACGTGCTTCCCATCCTCGTCCCTCAAAGATCGTCCCCGTTTCATCCACAAGCCAGTTGTACGCAATCCCATCCCACCCCTTGGACAGATGATGCCTCTCAAACGCCTGAACAGCAGCGACACCAGTCGGGCCGCCGTCCACCCCAGAATGGTGAATGACTACAGCCCGCACACGGTTAGGTGACAGCCGCACGAAACGTCCCTTCGGTGGAGGTGTGGCGTTCCACTGGGTTCGGGTAAGGAAGTGCATACTTACAGCCTACTGTGTCCCGTCATCTGCGTTTGCTGATGAGATCCATGTGGTCCCTGCGGAGATCCGCACGGTCAAACCTTTGACTTTGCAACCAGTTGTGCTGCACCTCCGGTGTGTTGAAGTTCGCTGACATCCCACCAAGGGTGCTGACCAGTGATCGTACGTAGTTGCGCTGGTACTTGGGTTCGTTGGGCCACAGCCGACGCAACAACCCCAATGTAGGCAACAGGCTGGTGACAAAGTAGATGTGATGGTCGCGCATCTT